TCCTATACCTGCTGTACCCCCAACCCTAGAATTATATTTAGCAACAGCTATTATCGAATAGGGTTTATTAGGAAAAGCTATTGGAAAAGTTATAGGAGTTGTGTATTCTGTTCCTACTTTTACCTTGCAAGTAATATCCCCCCATTGCATAATATTCCCGTTGGGTAATCTAGTATAACCATTACTAAGCGAAGGACTATAAGAGCCTATGAATAAATCTTTAAATGGGAAGGCTGCCGTTCCTAAACTCATGCTACCCAAAGAAGTTGAGCTAGGTCTTAAAGCATTTGCCACTTCATCTATTACTACACCTTTATCTCCGGCATTTAAACCAAGGTATCCTTTAGAAGTGTTTATTGTATCCACTGTGGAGGAAAGTGATTTTAACTCCAAGCTTCCCCCTAGTTTGAGAATATTACCATATATAATATTCCATGGATAAGCGGATACTCCTAGGTCATAGACTCCAGCAAGGGAGGACGAAGGTCGAAAACCACCTTGGTCTATAATTACACTTTTTAAACCTGACCCTGCAGACACCCCTATAGAAAGAGTTGGTTTAGTAGTTCTTAAATAATCTACGTCTGTAGGTGCAGAAGTTGTATCTGTTGTCAGAGTTCCCCCAAGATTTAAATTCTTACCATATATCATGTTCCATGGTAATGAAGTCGTTCCAAGATTCAATGAGTTTTCCCCACTGCTATTAGGTCTAAATGCGGTACTTTCCAGTATTGCACCTTTCACTCCATTAGCATCAGTATTAAATCTCATATAGGGCTTTGATGTTTCAATTACATCCAAACCAGTGCCCCCCGATAATATACCAATAGTTCCTATAGCTCCCCCAGACTCTTTTAATGCTATAACTTCATTGACATCTTCTGTGGATGGAGTATAGCCTGTAGGGTGTGAACTTAGTTCTACTTTGATATCAGTTAAATTGATTAATAAATTATCATCACTTGAACCATAAAAATATATGCCATGTGTATTGTCACCATCAGTTTTTGCCACAAAGGTAAAGTTGTATTGTTTCCATATTCCAGTTAGTGTGTAGGGGATTTTATCACTAATGGGGTTAGCTGTGACAGAGTCTGTAATATAAAAACTTGAGTTTATTGTTCCAGTCCCAACTTGTCTAGCTCTGAAGGATACTGTTATTAAATCTCCTTTGTTTATGAGCCCCCATCTCCCCGTAACATTTGATATATTTGTTTTACTAAACTCCAGGTATCTCTTTGATTCATCTGTTGATGTAGGAGTTACTACCCTAAATACATTGCCCAAAGTACCTTGACCCCATCCCTTTGGTCCTTTAGTAAAATCTCCATTGGATAGTAGATTTCTAACCCCTACATGATCATATTTCATATCTTCAGGTGCTGGTATCCAATCTTCAGGTGCTTTGTTACCCTCCACAAGCATTACAGAGTCTTTTTTAATTTCTAACCACTCATTTGCAGTTGTTGAAGTTCCTCCTAAAAATAACTTTTCAGAAGGTTTGTCCCCCTCTACATATTTAAACGTCCTAGTTATTCTAGTAAAACTAGTAGTGTTTAAAAGTCCGGCTCCTCCAAATACATAGAAGTTGTTAGTTGCTCCTTTTTCTCTGAGTATATAGGTTATTAATGTTGCTAAGTTCCCTCTAGCCTCAAATGAAAGTGTATACTCTTTCCCGCCTTTTAGTTTGGAAGTTAATATTTCAGCTGCAGCGGACTCTTTTTTCTCAAGTAGCCATGTCAATTTTTGACCCTCATCAGTTTTTATCAAAGAGGTTGCCAAGTTATTAACGTTGCTCCAGATATTATCAAAGTCAGTATTCCAAACTAGATTCCTAACCCCTATTTTCATATTATCTATGTTAGCTTGAACTACTTTTATTTCTCTGTCTATATCTGCAAGTGAAGGACTCCAACCCTCGACAATTTTGTTTCCCTCTACTAGAATTGGTTGGTAAACCCACATCGAACCTATTCCACTTAGTAAAAACCTTGCTTGAACCGCTACAGCAGTAGCACCTGTTGTTATAGATAATGTATACCTAACAAAATCAGTTTCCTCTTTAATAGGAGGGGAACTTATTACCTTTACAGCTGTATCATCTGCCGCTCTCTCTATTAACTGGCATTGTGCAAATGGTGAAGCGCCTGTTATGGTTGTAGTTTTCATTAAAAAACTTATGGTATAAGTCATGTTTGGCTTACAAAGTATAGGGAACGTGGTCTTGTTTGAACCACTGGCAAATATCGTGGTTGAGTCACTAGCATTTACAATTTTAGCAGTCTTCAAGTTTTTTCCATAGTTAGGGATGGTTACACCACTGACTATTTCAATAACGCCACTACCCACCTTTTCCCACTCTGTCGCATCTCCTAATGAGCCTATTTTATTAAAATCAGTAAAATTTTTAAGGTTCACCGCTCCAATTTTTAAAGTGTCGTATTGCGCCTTAAGGTCTGCGGCTTTCTTTAATTCCACATCTATGATATCCCAATTAGGGTTAATTACTTCTATATTCGGTGGACTGTCCTTAAGTTGTATTTTCTTTAATTTATAATTTGTAGTTTCTAACATATATACTCCTCCTTTAAATCAATGGGGGTAGATAGTTTTTCAGATCATCCCAAGTAGTAAAGCTATTATTTATACTCCCCCAATCTTGGTATCTTAAGGCTATATCACCCCAAGTAGTAAAGAATTTCTCAACCTTCATCTTAATGTGGGCTGGCATCAAAGGTAATATGGCTCTGGCCACATCTTCAAATCTATAGTCAGTTGAGGATGCATCTGGAGCTAGTACCCTTATTCTCAAGAAACCTTGTCCTGGTTGAGGATTATGGAAGTCCTCTCCAGCAAAGAAGTCAATATAACACTCAGAGTCCATTATAGTTTTTACTATAGCTCTTATGGTTTTTTCACTGAGTTTGTCATTGGTAGTTATTAAAGCAATTAAATATTTTTTCCTCTGCTCTAAAGTTCCTTCACCTACTACACCTAAAAACTTCTCATATCTAAGGACACTATATTCATCCATACTTGATATAATAGAGTTTTCAAGGTTGGCTTTCATACCTTCTGTAAGTTTATCTAGTTCCACTGACTCAGATTCCATAATCAATTGAAACTCTCTGACTTCATGTAAAAATTCTGGAATATAATCAATCAGATTTACCTTGAAGAACATTTACACCACCACCAGTTCTAAAGTACCCAGGGTTGGTATATCTTCATCCCCTAGAGCTATATCAGAAGTAGTTCCATTTAGTGTCATATTCCTTACATCAGATACACTAGGTAATCCCAGAATAACACTTGCTAGTCCAATAAAACTAACTCTTGATTCTTTATAGGTTATACTGGATAAGTATGCCTCTACTGCTTCCTGTGCCCCTGTAACCTGTAGTTCTCCTTGGGCTAGGGTTACATCAGCCTTAACATTAATAGTCTTTACTATTCCAGTTGTTACAGTTATTTTAGCCCCTATTGGAGCTTTACCATTGCCAAGCCCTTTTGACCCCGGGTCAAGGTAATCTTGAAATGACTTAATTAATTCAGATGTGGCAACTTGATTTTTACTGTTGGTTATACTGACCTTCACTGTGTTATTGCCTAAAGCTAAAGGAAATACTTTTGTAACTCCTATACCTTCAAATTGACTTGCCCATTTAATATACTGAGCTACATTGCCATCACATTCAGTATTGATTATATTATCAAGCACTCTACTCCTAAGGCTGCCATCATCCTCTGTATCTTCTCCATGTATGAGTATATCTCCTAATATAGCATTGGCCACAAAAGGGACATCATTACCTAGGGGTAACATTATACCACTGTAGGAATTTCCAATTGAACCTAACTGTTCACATCTTAATCTGAATACTCCAGTATTGACCTTACTCTCTACCACAAAAGATACATCACTGATTCTGAACCTCTCACCTAGGGGTACATCTATTGGGGATGAGTCTTTATCAGTGAAAGTTCCTTCTCTTAAGGCATAGGTTGCTTGTTTTCTCTCTAAGCCATATTCAATGGCTCTCCTATCTAAATACTCCCCCTCAGTAGTGTCTAAAAAGTATAAATCTCTTTCAGAAAACATAATGAAGTAGGCTTCGGCTAACTTTAAAGCAGCTGGAGCCATAGCATCATATATGATACTACCTTCTCTTTTGTCTATATTATCAGGGATCCTACTCAACATATCTGATAATATAGATTCATAAGTATACTCAGGTGCTAATAAGTCCACCATTACTTCTCTACCTCCTTATCAATTTCAAGTTCTCCATATATGCTATGAACCAACCCCCTATAATGTATAGTCTCTCCCTTGACTTCAATAATCAGGGATTCCACAGAGATAATTCTATCATCCTGCAATAAGGCTTCTTCTACTCTTCTGTGGAGGTCAGCTGTAATGAATAAAGCATCCTCTCCTATTAGGTCATCCAATTCTACTCCATGGTCATAACTATATATTAGATGTTCATATCTCTCTGTTTGAAGTATACATAATATAGATTGTTTAAGGGCTTCCAGGTCATCAATATACCCAGGGATGGTTTTTGTTACCCAATTTATTCTGTAAGTAGTTGAGCCGTAGGATATAGACTCAGCTTCAATGTCGGGAAGTAATTCCTCTAAGCTTCCTTCAGGTATCATCTTACTCACCCTTTCTATAATTTATCCAACACTACAAATTTTTGCCCCCCTGTAGCCTTGATAAGTACAACCCTATCTTTAGCTTTAAGAGGCTCTTTTTTGAACCTATCAGTTACAATAATGAAAGGCTCTCCTAGTTGAAGGTTGGTGTTAGTGTCTAGTTTGATTTTAATAGGCTCAGCCTCTAATACAGTACCAAATACCACATCAGAAAGGTTGGCATAATTTATATAATTTGATACTATTTCTTTTATTGCAGTTATCATATTATCAACTCCAAGTCCATATTATGTTGTGGACCATTAAATTTATGATTTGCTTTTTTAACTAATGCCCACTGATTAATTTTTATATCCCGGTCATCTATATCAATAAATATTCCAGAACCTCCTCTGACTCTACTATCCCCAAGTGCGGGGATACTTAAAGACTTTTCCACTCTATTGTAGAGTTTCAAAAGTTTCTCTGCCTTCTCTTTGATCTGAGCTGGATTGAGGTTGTCTGAAACTTTATCATAATACTGAAGAACTCCCCATTGAGCCATTGTCTTACTATCCTGCACAATGTAACTTTCCCTGACTCCTGTGTCTTTATTGTCCTTTGCTAGTTTAACCCTGTTGTAGGATTCTCCGTCAATGGATACTTCATAACTAAATCCTAGAGCATAGCTCTCATTTCCTAGGATGATTGGAAGTTTTAACTCCTCAGCCTCCACAAGTTGTAAAGTCCCAAATTTATCATACAGGACATATCTTTTATTTGTTGCTAGAAGTGTATCCTCCATAGCATCATAAATCATATCCAGATAAGTTTTGTTATCCTCTATTTTATCTGGAAGTACATAGCCTGTAGATTTAATAACCCCCGCTTTCATAGTAGGCCTACCGACCATTATTTCTCTTATTAGTTTATCTAATGTTGTACCCTTAAATACTTTGGTATCCTTATACTTAAAGTACCTTAGTGAGTCATAGGCAGTAACTTTCTTTATCCCCTTTTCATCACATTCAGTTTTAAATATATAGCCATAAAATATATTAGTCCCTTTATATTTAAATCTGACTATTGAACCATTAGGGAACATATCCCCACTCATATAACTAAAGGAGAGCCGGGAAGCTCCGTTCCTCTCCTCACTGTCCCAAGTGATATCTCCTTCAACAACTTCTGACATATCAAAAATTCTCTTACTGATTATATTTTGTATGATAAATTCATGGTTATCTGACATAGGGCTTCCCTCCTCTCTATTTTGGTGGTATCTTTATTTTCTGACCCGGATATATCAGATTAGGATTTTTACCTAAAGGTGGTTTATTGATTTTGTATATCTCTGGCCATCTGGTTGCATTGCCTAAAAACCTCTTAGCAATATTCCACAAACAGTCACCTCTCACTATTGTGTATAGATTATATGGAGGCTTTGGTGGGTTTGATTGTCTGGTTGATTTTTTAGATTTAGTAGTTGATGATGTAGAACTGGTTTTCTTGACTTCTCTGATCTGATAGGGTACATATTCTTGTAAGCTATAACTTACTAAATAGTCACCCTCTTCACCAGCTTTCTCTACAACCTTCACACTAGCTATTGTAACCAGCATTGATATATCCCTAGTTTTACCATTTGTACATATAAAACGTATAGGTCGTTTATCCTTCATCCACAGATTGAATTTATCTAGGTAGTAATCAGGTTTCTTAAAGTTTTTAGGTGTTTCTACATACCTTGCTATATTAAAGGGCAGAGGGGCTTCAAACTCTATGGAAGTCAACCCCTTTGATCCTGGTACTGATATCTTACCTAATTTCAATACCTCATATTCCTCACTTTCTGCATCAGTACTTCTACTGACATCCTCAGAATTGATGGGAAGTCTTATTGTAATTCTATCCTTTTCATCTCTGAAAAATAGTCCATAATTACTCATCTACATCGCCCCCTCTGCAACTACTGCAATTTGTTCCTCAAGCATTTTTGTTAATACTTTTTGGATTTGATTTACATCGGCTGTTTCTTTTACATCTCCAAAAGTAACTTGAATGTTCGGAGCTAATGTGGATTGAGAATATTTAAGCATATAATCCCTGTCGGCTATATCCTTCAGATATTTAATATCCTCTTTATCTATAGATACATTTAATTTAGCCCCAGAGCCTCCTTTGCCATTCTTAACTGGTAAAGCTCCCCCATCCATATACTTACTCAGGTCACCCATTGAACCTGGTCCAGTGGGAACCGTAGGGGTAGATAAGTTCATACCCTTTAATTTGCCTACAGCACCAGCGCCCCATTTGTTACCCTTATCAAAAGCATCCCAGTGATCTTTGTACTCCATCCTATCGATTTTAACTACATCTTTTGCAGACTTTAAACCATCAATTTTTCCATCCAAATATTTTATATTACTAACAAACATTGATGTAAGGTCTGCAGTAAGTCCTATGGCTCCTAACATATTCTGTAGCTCTTGAGCGACAGCTAGGAATATTTCATTTATATATTTTGCTAGTTCGTAGAATAATTTCTTTACTGCATAAATAGGATCAATAAATATATTAGCTAAGAACTCTGCAAATGTGGCTAATATGTTATAGCACCATGCAAAGCCATTATATATGATAGCAAATAGCATCATGAATGACCCTACTACGCCCCCTACTATCTGCTCAGTAGTTACTCCAAACTGCATGAGCACATATATTAATAATCCAATTACAGCAATTACTATTAATATTGGTATGTGGGCTATTAACCAAGGTACAACTGCTGCCCAGGCCGCTGCTGCCATTTGATATAACTGGAATATAATTAAAGGTATTAAAACTATTGCGGCAGCAAGTAACATAGGCTCTATAATAAACCACCATTCTTGAATTAAATTTCCTACACTCATTATTATATCCATCAACCCTATTAGTGCCCCTGCTATAATATTGAGCCCTCCTACAATAAAAGTTATAAAAGCTGAAAACATAGGACTATTAATAAGCTCACTAAATTTTTCAATTACTGGCTCCAACGATTTTAAAGCCTGGTTCTTAAGATGGTTAGTAATGTCCCCCCAAGTCTTTGGCATTGATTCAAACTTTTTATTTATGTCATCAGCTGCACTGAACATAGCTGCCTTTATAATGTCAGAGGTGATTTGACCTTCAGAACTCAATTTTTTAAGCTCTCCTTTTGTAACTCCCATATAGTCGGCTATGGCTTTAGTTATCATAGGAGCGTTCTCGGATATACTTCTGAACTCATCCCCTTGTAGAATACCCGATGACATAGCTTGAGAAAGTTGAAGCATTCCACTAGCTTGCTCTGATATACTAGCTCCACCAACCTTAAATGATTTTTGAAGTAATTCGGAGAAGTCTACAATTTCTTGAGATGAACCAAATGAGTCACCTGCCATCTGGCCAAGTTTAGCTACTGCTTTTTGCATCTCCATATATGAACCTCTTGACCTCTCAGCCGCTATAAAGATATTATCTTGGAGCTTTGCAGTAGTCTGGAGTCCATCATTCATATTATCAAGTCTTGATCTGGTATTAATATAGGTATCCGCTATGTCAATGCCTTTCTTAACTGCCATAAACCCACCTAGTGCTATAGCAGCTCTTTTTATATTGGATATAAAAGAATTTGATCCATTTGAATTAGCTAACTTATTATTAAAATTATCTACTTTATTTGAAGCCCCTAAGAGGGAGTTTGTAAATCTAGCATTATTTGACTCTAAAATTTTTAAGGTTTTAGAATATTGATCATTTAATTTAAACATTGCAGATAATGTAGCCACATAAATTACCTCCTTCCCTTATTTGCTTTTCTCTTGATCTCTTCTGCCTCTTCCTTCTCAGCTTCTATTCTTACCATCACAGAGGCATAGACAAATATTTTTTCATTTCTGGGTAGATTTTCAAGAACAGAAGGTAATATGTGTAGTTTTTGGAGAGCGAAGTGTGCGACTGCATAATCCACTTCCCCCTCCTTTATTAGTTTTTTACTTCTTCTAACTTCTGATCATCTTCCTCATCTAGCCCTGATATTCTCTGAACCTCTGTACTTAGGGTAGTAAACTCTCCTAATGTTAGCATTTTCTTTAACAGGCTAACTTCTCCCATAGTTCCATAAGCTTTCTGAAGTTCTGCACTCTTCAAGTCAGGGAATACTACAGCTGAAACCACAAGGTCATTTACATAACCAGTTCTATCAAATATATCCATAGGGGTTTTCTTATCTCTACGGGTATTCTTTTTCATAAGAGCATCATTTTCTTCTGACATAATAGCTCTTACTTCCCACTTAGCAGGGTTGCCATCCTCGTCTAAAAATCTTTTTGATATCTCCACCATTTCATTTTCTATTTTTATAGGGTTTAAAAACGCTGATAAACTTCTATTATTTTCCATTATATATTCCTCCATTATATGAATTAACAGCCCTATCCCTAGAGATAAGGCTGTCACTGTTATTGTTAATTTAAATAGTAAAAAAGTATACATTATCTATAAGTTGATGGTAGATCAAAGAAATCTAACCCCTCAATATCATCAAATGTAAAATCTGTATCTACAGTAATTGGGTCATCTGAACTATCATCAAGATTAACCACAGGAATAGTATTTAAAATTACTCCTAATAGGATGACTTCTTGTCTGCCTACTGTTGATTGACTATCTTCATTTCTAACCTGTAACTTGATATCAGATATTTTTCCACTCTTAATATAGTTCATGGCTAGTCTTAACATATCTGAGTTCATAAAGTACATAGTCATTGAACCTGTACCCTCTGCACCTACAACTTTATGTTGTGTCATCCTGTGCCCCAAAAGAGGTCTTGACTGTACTGACATATCCAACTGAGCCTTAATGGACGATATCTCAAAAAGTTCTCTGTTTTGGCCGTCTATAGTTATATAGGCTTTACCCTCTTTTGATGATATCGTATCTTTTAATCTCAAGCTCTTCATTATACATTAACCTCCTTAAACATTTACTGTCATATATAATTTCTCACCAGAGTCAGTAACTTCTATACCTACTGTTACTACAACTGCATCAGACTGTGCACCAGCTTCCACAGTTAGGTCTTCAGGCGAAAAATTTTCTATGGCATTTAAATTCTGTAAGTTTTTAAAGTAATCTATTAAAGCACCTTTAAATAGATTCCTTCCATCTTGATTGTTATTTATTTTGCCCATGTAAGAATACTCCCAGATGGTTCCCACATCATTAACTGTGGAATTAATAACTCTCATGACTCTATTCTTTCTCATTGACTCCTTCTTATCTGGTAGATATGTGATCAATGAGTTAATGTCATATACTAAAGTAACTCTCTGATTATTATCTACTTTGAAAACTATATGACCTTTGTCAGTATGCTCCTCAAGTTGAGTTCTTGTTAATCTAGGGCTTACATCAATAGCGCCTTGATAAACTTTACCTGTGTTACTTTCATTTATATTAGCCCCAGCAGTAATACCTGCAACCCAGTAAATAGCTTTTGTCTTATCTAAAATAACACCAGTGTCTAAGATAACACCATTTGCCACCTCTAAAATCCCCTCATAGTCGGCTCCAGTAGATTCTGTTGATGGTAATACAGCTTGTACTCTAATACCTTCTTCATCTGCTAGTTTTTTAATCATAGCTATAATAGGCTCTCGCGCAGTTTCATGTGTCAAAGAAGCATTTACAAATACATTAAAATACATTGTAGAGAACATATCCAACACTTTGTTGAAGTCCTCTGCAGTTACTGGTACAGTTGTACCTCCTGAAAGCTTTATTGTAGCAGGTACTATGACTGTAGATAAATCTCCCCCTATAATTACAAAGTCATTGTTTTTGAAGTCTTCATATTTACTTATAATCTGCCTATCTACTAATTTAGTGCCTAGATAAGTATGAATATTAAAAGTGGAAGCCTCCAGAGAAGTTTTCTCTATTACCATAGAAATAGAATTTCCAAGAGTTCCTTCTTTCTTAGCAGTAAATACTATTCCGGTGTCACCATACTTGGCCTTTGTACCGCTTGAGGTTATAATAACCTTCGCTTTGTGGGCATTTTTCATTATTTCATTTAATGAAGGTATTTCTCTGAAATCAAACCCTAATGTACTTAAAGTGTTATCATTAGCAGATATGTCTATAACTTCAAATTGACTCCCCCATGCACTGTCTAATGCAAGTGCAACTATACCCCTCTCACCTTGAGTTATGGTTATAGGGGCTTCGCCTACTACATTTATATAAGCGCCAGGGAGCTTTTTGTCTTGCTGTGTCCATGTTCCTCTCATTGCTTATTCCTCCTTTATATTTGTATTAGACTCTAATTTGTTCATTTTAATATCATCTATAACTGTCATTTCTGAATACTTAACATCAAAGATAATATGAAGTACATCGTCTGTAATGTTTGCTCTTATACTAAGAGCTCTAAATGTACCTAGGTCCCTAAATTCTCTTAATAAGTTTTCTTGCACTAAATACATTTCATTATTTTTGTTATATTCTTCATTAGGGAAATAGGAAACATCGTAACTTATAGTTGATCCATACTTTGTATTAAGTCTTTTCTCATAATCCTGGTCATAAATAGATATAAAAAAAGAAGGTGTCTTAAATTTCTGTGGCACCTTCTCATCATATATAGTTATATCCGGATATATACTTAATAACTTATTCTTTACCTCATCATTAATACTACTTACCATGTTTCCTATTCACCTCTTCTACAGCTTTCTTGAACTCTTCTACCATAGCTTTATCAACTTTAGTTATAGCTCTTTCAAGAATGAACCTTCCTTTTACAAATCCTTTTGTTTTTCCATTGCTTACAATTCTGTGTCCATAATTAACATATGAGGCATATTCAGCAATATTGAATAGTTCTTTTTCAACTCCATCATAAGATTTATTAACCGGATTAGTAAACCAATTTTTTCTCATATGACCTGATTTTACAGGAGTTATTCTTTTAGCCTCTCTAAGTCCAATATTTACTGATTTATCTAATACCTTTTTATCTATTTCTTTAATATCCTTAACCATAGCTTCAAGTTCTTTTCTATATTGATCTATTACTGCTTTGTTTCTTCTTTCATTGCTTCCCATTACGCGGTCTCTTCCTTCTGTACATCTATCTCTATATGTGATGAATAAGGGAAAGTTTCTCCAGCCTTAAAGGTGTATATTCTTCCACACTTTTGTGTAATTATTAGCTTATCACCTTCTAAAACATCAACATTAGGGCCAGTAAACACCTTATGAGCTATTGATAATACAGGAGCATTTTCATTGCCTATACCACTTAATTTTTCTTTAGATAACCTACAAGGGACATCTATATACTTTTCAACATCTTGCATCCTAGTTATGCCATTTACTTTAACTTCTTCGTATCTAAGTATAGTCATTTTATCTTTATGAAGTTTGCCTAATATCGAACTGTTCAATGATTACTGCCTCCTTAAAACTTTAACCTTCTAAAATTCTTTAAAATCTTTTTATCTGAATCATTTATTGAATAAGTTAGAGTATCAGCTCCGTTATTTTCTATTGCAAACTCAAGCTTTGTATCTCCTTCAGATATACTTTTAACTCCTCTATATTCATTATCTTCGTACCTTAATATACTAATTACTTTGTTCTGTATAAAGGTTTCTAATTCTGTAGGAACTTGTTTTATGTTACAATAGCTCATTATTTCATTGCTAATACTCTTAATATAATAATTTATTAATTTATCCTTACTATCATCAGTAATTCCTAGCAATTCTTTGATTTCATCTGTCATCATACATTTATTCCTCTAAAGCTTTTATAAGTTCCTCTTTATTTAAAGAAGAATAACCTTGTATTCCTTTTTCTTTGGCTAGGTCCTTTAATTTCTTTGAGTTTAATTCAGATAAATTAACGTTTTCGTCCTTACCTTCTTTATTTTCATATTCATCCTTAAGTTCATTTACTTTAAATCCTCTACCTTCAAACCAAGCAGCTAACCACTCTTTATTAGTTTTAGCTACCCCTTCAACAAACATTACTGGACCATACTCTCCTGTATATTTCTTATCATCTTTAAATACTATTTCAAACATTTAATCTCCTCCTACTGTACCTTTATATTACGAAGTACCCCAGCAGCTCTAGACTTTTTAAGAACTGTTGCGGCAACCATTTCAACTTCTCCTTTTTTAACTGCTCCTGCTGTCTTAAAGTCTGGCAACCATGTTTTTATAACCTTTCCTCCTGATGGAGATGCTGCATGAAGTCCATCTAAAGCAAATCTAGCACCATAAAGGTCAGTTAATCCAGTTGTGCTAGTACCTATTGTTCTTGTAACTATAGGTACTGTTGGCTTTGTGGTAGAGCCATCATAGAAATAATCCATATCCATTAATGGAATACCATTATAGGACTCTACAGGTCTTCCAAATCCATCTAGTGTTTTATCTAAGTACCCAGCTCTTCTTGCTGCTTGCTTAATACGAGTCATAAGCTTTGTATTTCCCATTAACATGTCTGGTTTACCATCCATTTCAGCTAAAAATTCATCTAGTAAATCTAATAACAACTTATAATTTGTATCCAATGCTGAAGCACTTGATAAGTCTATAATTGCATCTGTATTTATTTCTGTAGACGAACCTACTAACATTTTGTCTAATCCATCAAAACCTTTTACGCTCTTATCTCCGTTAATTATGGCATTGTGGAATAAATTAATTGTAGCCTTTACTTTTTCTTTAAGTTGGAAATCAACTTCATTTACAGCACCTGAAGTATCTGCTATTACTCTATCAATATCAAATGTTCCACCAAATACTTTAAGTTCTACTGACTTTGTTTGTCTATCTGCAACTTGTGGAGTGTATTCTGTGTTGATATCTCTGAATCCTGCTGTTCCAGGAGTCTTTAATTGAGTATATCCATAAACTAAAGTAGACCCTCCAGTTCCAGGCGATACAGTATCGTCGAAAGTAATCTTATCCATAAGGATAGAACCTCTTCTAAATTCATCTATAACCATTTGATCAACCTTATCCGCCATTCCTACTTTTGCTTGTTCTAATGTAATTGCCATTTAAATCACCATTCCTTTTCTATTTATTTTCATATACTTGTGCTAATGCACTCCTTAAATCTGTTGGTGCCTGTGGAGTAGGATCACTCTTTCCATCTATAGGAGGAGTACCAACTACAGTACTGCTAAATAATAAAGATTTACCTTCCTTTTCTGTAGATATAATTGAATCTAAATTCTTAGGAGTATTATTTTCATCAAACTCAATCTTATCTTTGTGTTTGAACATAAAGTAATCTTCATCAGTACAACCTGCACCTTTAAGAGTTACCTTTATAGCTGACTCTCTTTGTATTCTGATATTCTCAGCCTTTTGGTCTGCTATTGCTTTTTCATACTCTTTGACCTTTGTTTGTAATGTTTCATTATCACCATTGCTTTTCTTTAAATCTGTAATTGTCTTATTGGCTTCTGATAGTTGAGTTTTGGTGCCTTCTAACTCTGTTGTAGCATTCTTTACTTTTTCCTTTTCTACTTCAACGTCCTTCCCATTCTCAGCCATAACAGATTTAATTTGTTCTTCTGTTAATCCTAGCTCTTTTAAAAACTCTGTTTTCATATAAATCTCCTTTCGTATTAAGTAGTTTTAGGTGTGTTACTATCCACCACGAATTGACTGTTTTAGGTCTAATCTTCTGACCAATTTTAAGCATAATAAAAAGCCTTAGTTTCCTAAGACTTAAATACCTTTTATAAAGTTTTATAAATATTAACTAATAGAACTATATTGGTAGCTGCCATATTTATTGCATAAATAACTAATTCTTCGCTTACAACTTCAGTATTTTCTCCACTTCCATGACCTACTTTATTTCTTACAACAGGTAGTCCACTCTCTAAAGATATCCTTACACCTTTTAGCATATTTTTTAATCCATGAAAACTATTACCCAGATGTTGAGGTAAAATACCTGCTTGTAATAAATCACTTATTAATTCATTCGCTGCATGTTTATTATTATATGTAGTGACTAATTCACTTTTTCTTTCACATATTATTTTCATTGTACTTTCAAAAGCTTTATTGCAACTTATTATAGAGTTTTTATAACACTCTTGAGGATTATCTCTGGTACATCCTTCTCTATACTGCATATGAGCATTTAAAAAATCTTCATTAGCAGATTGAAACTCTTCTTCATACAACAAATTTAATGCTGGCTTAACTATTTCCTCATGTGTAAATTTCCTATCTATCCGAATTATTCGACCATCTATATACTCATACCCAAAATTATTTTCTTTAAATCTATGATTTAATTCATTTATAGCATCATTTGGATCTTGAGTTATTCCATAATTTTCCCATGGACATTCTTCTAATATTTCCATGATGTCTTTATCAATGAAGTTAAATGTCAGTTCAATAATATCAAGAAATTTTTCTACATTAGCAACATTCTTTAAAAATCCACAACACTGAAATTCTGAATCATTTGTTGTATAATTTAGACTATAAGTCTTTAGATCTTCTTCACCATATTCACGTAATAATATATTTTCAATTTTACCCCATATATCAAAATTGCCAATTGCTGATTCCCATATTAATGAAATCTGATTTCTTAATTTATACGGAATATAGTCATATAAATATACGTCAGTTTCTTCTCTACTTTCATTATTTAGCCTTTTAGAATATATTTCAGTTATCATAATACCACCTCAAAGAATATATTAACATAACATCCATAAATTTAAAATAAATTTCTTATTACTTACTTTTATAAATAAAAGCACCTACTATTTTTAAGTTAGTAAGTGTTTTTACATCAATTTTAATGCTTTCTCATATTCAATTTTTATCTTATCTAAGAATTGTCCTTCGTCTAATAAAAAGTCATTTCCTTTTCTATCAACTTCATAAGGTTCAAAATTACCGCATAAATCAGGTATTTCTTCGGCTAATAAATCATACAATTTCTTATTTTCCTTTTTCAACTTATCACCTAATTCTATAAGCTTATCAGGAAAATCATATGAAAAATCATTAATGTCATATTCATTTTTTAAGGCTTTATCAATCATATCCATTAATTCTTTAGCTATCACTAATTACAACTCCTTCCACTCTGTTTTAGGTTTTGGTCTACTTATTATACTTACAATCTCATTTGTATCACTTGCTGTTACAATTACTATATTATCATAAAATCTTACAAAGTTGCCATCTTGTTGAACATAGTTTTTAGGTTTATTTAATATTTCTAAAGTCTCCTCTTGCGAAACAACTCTTTTCCCTTTACTTTTTCTCTGACCTAAAAATCTGTTAATTCCATGAGTTGTAAACTCATATCCATTCTCTTTAAAGTATTTGTAAGTTTCTTTCATCTTAGCTTTATATTCATCAGACTTAATATCATCTGAATCTATCTGATTCCATACCCTGTATTGTCGCTTTTTTTGTTCCCATCCACTAATATCATTATACTTTAATTCCTGGAAGTCCACAAAGGATCTAGGGGCTTCTTTCCCTAGTACTTCTTTATATGAAACATGTTGCTTCTTATCACTATATCTATTCTTTATCTTCTTTTCTTCTGTTAATGCTTTAGGATCATTAGCTACATACTTATTATACCATTGTTCATACTTCATTTCAGCAGGTACAGTATAATTTTTTCCTGTTATAGGGTCTCTAGCTATTCTTTTTCCATCTTCATCATCTTTAATATGTGGAATGGTGGTTGTCCTGCAAAACCAGTGAAATGGTGGAGAGTTTACTCCTGTTAGAGCTTTCTTAACATCGTATATCTTCCCATCCTGCCTTCTACATATATCGGATGTCTTTAAATCTAATGTAGCTAGTATTTCATATTTTTCTATTCCATCCTCACTATATCCTTTAAGTGTAGCCTGTTCAACTATAAAAGCATTTTCCATCTGTAGTAATCTATATGCTTCATGCTCTTTAGTGCCAAAGTGGTGGGCAAACCCCTCTGATAACTCTTTAGGGTTAGTTCCTTTTATAATAGTATCCATTAGGCTATCTTTTAACTTAAATATTAAATCATCCTTTTGTCTCCATAGCCTATCACTATATGAAGCCCCACTAAATGGGTAGTTTATCAATTCTTCTACAGCCCTATTACTTATCTGTGCAAACTCACTGTGAAAGCCTTTGTATTGTTCTATATTAAATATAGTTCTATAATATTGGTCCTTGTATATCTCTATAAATTTATCGGTTCCATATGCTTCATAATCAATATCATAGAGATTATTTAATATAGCATCTATCTGCATTTCTAATGCCTGATATCTTGTTATTCTTGCTCTCATAGACATATTCTCTAGTTCTAGATTAAACTCTCCTATAGAATCTAAAGCTAATGCCTTAAACTTTCCAAGCTCATCCTTCAATTCTTTAAGCTCATCAAAGTTTAGTTCTTCCATTGCCACATCATATGTCAATTCATTATTATCAGCATATCGAATATAGAAATTATTGATTACACTATGAATACTCTTTTTAGCCCTCCTAAAAGACTTTACTAAACCATTATGAAACTCAATAATATCTTTTTCAGATTTTAAGAATTTTGCTTCTTGCCTTTGTTTCCAGTACTCACTATTCTTCATCTACTTCACTTCCACTATTTCTATTACCAAAGTCTAGATCAGGCTCAAGTGAATTTTTTCTTTCTTCTTTTTTTCTACTCTCTTCTTCATCTACATCTCCAACATATGGGTGGTGTTCAAGAAGTGTCTTATCAGATACTATACCTTTTGAATTTCTAATATTAGTTATAGTATCAGTTTCATTTATTATCATACTTCTTACAAAAGTTACTTTAGCTTTTTTAGGTTCATAAATTCCTTGGTTTATTGTTTTGAAATACTCAGCTATAAACCAAAATATATATTTAAATGCCTTCTTAAACTTTCTTTCCATCTGATCACATTTTAAATCTAATGCAGAGTATAAGAATTGAAGAGCTATACCACTTGGGCTATTACCAAACTTATCAGTATCCATGTCTACACCTTGACCAAATATATATACATCCTTTTTTATTCTATCTAGGTGCTTCTCTACTGCATCTATTTCTATATCTGGACTTAACTTATCAACTCCACCATCAGTATCAACCTTTATTGCTTTATATAGCTTTAAATCATTTAAGAACTCACCTAAATCAGTACCTCCATAATTCTTAAGGATATAAACAAACCTCGCAATATCATCTAACACATTAGATGTATCCGAGGTATTTTTATCGTAGTCATCTATTAATGATTTAAAATAAGTTAGGTCATTAAGCTCTCTAGTATTATTCTTAAAAGGTATAAAAGGAACTCTGCCCCATCCTTTATATTCTGCACCATTATTTATTTTAAAGTGTCCAATTGGTTCACCCTCTCCTGGAGCTTCAACATCAGGTATCATTGACCCATTAAAATATGTGTAGTATGTTACATCCTCTTTAGTCCAATACTCTACTTTCTTTACATCTTTTCTCTCTTTACCCTCATATGTTTCAACATAGTAAACCCTTATGATAGCTTCAAGTGTCTTGTGTGAACTTTCCTTCCATACTGGAATAATCTTTTCACTATCATGTTTTTCAAATTTAAGTGAACCTTCTTCATCTATATAAGGTTGCAACCATGCTATACCTTTATTAGAGCTTTCTATCCCTATCTCCTGTATAGTATCGTCAAATTCATCATCTAGTATTTCTATAAGTTTCTCCTGGAACTTCGCGTCATCTGCAGCTATAATCGGAGACTTACCTAATAAATAGTTTACCTTCTCATCTACTAGCAACTTAGCAAAACTATGAGATAATTTATTATTAGGTCGTTCCGTATCCTCTACTTTACTTCCATCAATATACTTATATAGCTTTCTTTGATTAATATCATTCTCATTTTTATAGTACTTTTCACCTGTAAGCATATCTTTCCTAGTTTCGCTACTCTCAAAGTCTTGTATATAAGTATGTATTACATCCTCTTTACTCATAGGCTGACTAGCCGGCTTTATTATATTACTTAAAAATCCCATGACTATCTCCTTTCTTATTTTAGTACTGACATACTGCTTCCTCTAATTTCATCCTCCATACCATATCTAGCAGCATCAATAGTATGGTTGTTTTTATCTGGATATTCTCCCTTTAAATTACCTTCTTTATCTTTCTCTATCTCATACCCTACAAATTCTCTTTTTGCATTAGGGCATCTTACTGGATCTATTATTATTTCTTCTATTTCTTCAGACAAAAATTTAAGACCATGCTCTACTGAGTCTGGTCCTTTCTTACATGGTATCATATTGATTCCTAATTTTTTTAACTCTGCTATAGTTCTTGGTGCTGCATTATCAGCTACAACTCTTTTATTTAAAGGATTCTTCTTTTTAATAAGTTCTGCAGCCTTACTGTTTCCTAACTGTACTTGAAATATTTCATCAAATATATATAATCTTTTTCTCGTCTTATCATAATGCATTTTAACAAGGGCTAACGGATCAGCTGCATAACCATCATCAAATCCAAACTTTAATTTATCAAAATTTCTAATTTCTTCATCTAATATTTCTCTTATAGTTAAGTTTCTAAATACCTCTCCACCAGTTCCTGTAACTGCTCCTAAGTAATCATGTTCATATTTAGTTGGGTTAACCTTCTTCATATGTTCTGCTTCAATTATGAACTGCTCACCTAGCCATTCTTTAGGAACACTTCTATAATCACTATGATGTATATATTTATCTTTTCTCTTCTCTACTACTTCCTGGTTACACCAATTCCTTTGACTTTCAGGAGGGTTAAATGAATAGAATACACAAAATTTAGGTCCACCTCTTAAAATAGATTGATTAATTGTATCTATTTTATTTTTGCTTTCAAACTCGTCAACCTCTTCATACCAAAGATACTTAATGTATCCCTTAGGTACTTTAGTAGACTTAACTTTCTTAGGATTATCAGCACCTTTAAATCTTATTACTTGTCCAGTAGGTTTATAAGTTATTGTTAGCTTTGCCTCTGGTACATGCCATTCGTCGCTTACACCTAACGTATCTATTGCCCATTTAATCTGGTCTCTTACTGATTCTGATAGTGTATCCTTAACTCTTCTTAATACTAATGCATTAGACATAATTCCTTGTTGTGCATCTTTCATTATTCCTAAGACAATCTCTATAGAGATAAAAGAGGACTTCGTACTACCTCTACCACCTTTAAACCAGTAGTGAGTGTGAAGTCCTTTTTTAATATCCTTATGCACTTCATAGAAACTTGAAGCAATTATACTTTTTAATTTAACTTTAATCATCTATATCATCTACTATCTGAACTGGAACTTTTCCCTCAATCTCTAGCTTATCCTTAAACATACCAAGGTGCTTACCTAGTTGTAAAAGTGCATTATCTTTACAATAAAGCTTAAACTTAAACTGTCCATCTTTTCCTATGCTTATCTCTGATATATTCTTAGTATCTATCTCATTACTATTCTTCACCTTGACTCTAATGTCTCCATTTTCATCTGTATGGAAACTTAAATAGTTCTTTATATCATCAAAGGCTATATCTGCAAGCTCTTTCAAAACCCTATCTTGTGTTATTTCTGTTCTCTTTTCTCGTTCTTTCATTCGCTTTTGAATATAATCTTTAACCTTAGCATTTCTTAGCAATCTATTCCCATTAACTGCTGCAGTTTCATCCTTTTTTACATTTGGATAAGCCTTCTTATATGCTTTAGTAGCATTAAGGTCAGATGTTGCTAGATATTCATCACAAAATATTCTTTGTTTATCTGTTAGTTTGTCCATAATGCCACCTAACTTTCAATATATAGTATTACTTGTCCACATTATACACAATATGTTGTGTATAAAATAAAAAGAACCCTAAATTAATAGAATTCTTTTATTATTAAATTACTAAATATTTCTTGAAATAGTATCCACAGTATATCTGATATTTTCTATAGTATTGTCAATGTTGCCTAATCTATATTCAGTGTTTTCCATTTTACTCTTAATTCCATTAATACTATATTCTATTTCCTCTAACTTACCATAGATATTTCTAAGAACTTCTATAACTTCCTCCATATCATCACCTCCCCTACAAATATTTTACAACACTTACTAAAATATAACAATAAAAGACACCTATATTTCTATAAGTGCCTTTATATTATATTGGGGTTTATGGGGAATTCAACTTTCTTTTACAATACAATTATAACATCTGTAATCCTATATATATTCTCATTATTTTCTCACTTTTTTCTCAAAATTTCAATATAGAAAACTCCCTTCATGCTTTGCTATATCTTCCACTAAGTCATCTCTCATTCTATAAGCTGTAGCTATGGCTATGTTTAATCTTTCAGCTATAATATTAACCTTCATTTTATCTCTATATTTAAGTTCTATAAACTTTTTATTTTCTTGACTTAAGTCTTTTAAATTCTGCTCCATATGAGTTATAAAACTTTCTGTATCTCTAAGCTTAGCTTTAAGTTTAAACAAATTTCTTATCTTAATAGCTCTTTCCTCTTCTAGTTTCTCTATAGCCCTAATTATTTCGCTTTCTGCATAGCTTGCACTATTAGTACTTGTTTGTACTCTCTCATTAATCCCCATCCCTGGTTGATGATAGTCTATTTTAATATTAGTATTTTTAATATCATATTCTATGGATTCAATTTGCTTTTCTAACTGTTCTATTCTAACTCTAATATCATTAATTTCTTTTTTCTCTCTAAAATAACTATAGAGCTTACCTTCTGTCTTTCTAAATAGTTCTTTATTCAAGTTAAAATCACTCCTCCTTAAGATACATATCATAATAAGTCACTCCAACAGCATAAGCCTGCCATATATCTTTTTTAAATCCATAGAACCATCCTGGTTCTTTCTTAGTACCTTTCCCCTTATTGCTTGTATTAGGTGCAAATCTATCTATTAATGCCTGAACTATGTTACTATCTTTAGCTTTCATGCTGCCACATAAATTCATCTTTTCATCTTTCCTATAGATATATTTATAGTTATCTCCTATTACTTCTATGAACCTTCCTATCCATACACAAGTTTCAAACACACTCTGGCCTACTCCCATACCATAACTAGCTATCATTTCTATAGCATAGTATTTTATAGTTTCCTTAGTTGAAGGTAACTCAAGAATATACTTTAGTTCTTCATTTTTAATTTTTCCTATTTCTATAGGTCTTAAATCTTTGTCTATTAATGCATATCCACTTTCAATATTCCCTGGATCTATTGCTAAAATCACTTAATCACCTTCTTTTTTACTTCATTACTAACATATATATATTTCTCTAAAAACTCTATTAACTTCATAACCTATTTCCTTCTTTATTTCATTAAATTTGAATAAAAAAATACCGCATATTCATTTCTGAATAGTACGGTATTGTGTTACTACTAAACTTATTTTTTACATTAATTGTTCCAGTACTCTTTATTTGCTGCTTCACTAAATTCTTCTCCTGCTTTGTTTAACTCCTCCATAGATTCTTCTAATTCCCTTATTTCATTGATATAAAACTCACAATCCTTACATAGAGTATTATTAATATAAAGGCAATAACTACACTGCTTATGTGCCAAATCTGTATCTATTTTTAATTTGTCGCATACTCTATTTTTCATTAGTTCTTGTTTTTTATTTCTTAATTCAACCCACTTTTTATTAAGAAACTCTTCATAAATCTTAAATTCAGTGACAAGATCTTTGGCTCCAACATGACCTTTCATTTTTATATTAATTTTACTGTCAGCATCATCTTTTAAGCCATATTTTTTTAAAACATCAAATTTATCCATTACAGTACCCCCTTACTATGTTATATATAATTGTACCATATTTGAAAGAAACCATTGTATTTTTCAACACCATACTATTCAATTTTCAAAGAACAATTTACATAAGAACATAGGGTTGTCCTATTACTACTTACACCCAATTAAACTTTTTATTATTCAGTGCTGGAATGTTGTAGCATATCCAACAACAACCTCTATTAAAGACCTGTGAGCATCCTTTAAATTTAATTCTTTTTTTAAAAATTAATATTGAAAGACCTTCGCTGTGTTGCTCATACATATTAGCTCTTGTTTCCGTTTCTAAAGTTGCCAAAGGAAGTAATAAAGCAAATGATTTAACTTTACCTCTATCTACAAGTTCAAAGCTTCTAGATATAATTTCATTTTGGTTGCTGAAAGGTGGGTTGCTTATAAGTAACTCACATCCATTTGGTGGTTCTGTTTTAAAAAAGTCATTTCCTAAATCGTCAAAAATGTGAGTAGCCTTATATTTTAACTTAAGTTCATCACCTTTTAACTTGAATTCACTATCGTAGTGGTTAAATGGAAACCATATGTTTTTAAATGATTTTATATCTATTAGATCATATATATTTTCCACCACCCATCTTGGAGTCTCCACATGATCTTTATTGTTAATTTTACTTTGTTCATATAGTACATTCATCTTGTCACCTTATTTCTCAATATCTACAACTACTTAATATTGAATTTTAACTACGTGTGATACCCTAAACAGGCAAGATACACTATTCAACCCACCATCTGTTAAGAAGTAATAATTTTTAGGTATATACAGATTAGGATTATTTTTAAAATCACATTCTCCTGTTTTTCTTAAATAACCTTCAATGTTATCACCATCATGTAGTTGTATTTTTACCTTTTCATTCAAGTATTTTTCTAACTGTTCTCTTGTCATAACTTACCCCTTTCGATAATTCGCTTTACCTGCACTATTTGAATTGTGAATCAAAGCAAACATCCATCTATAAGCAATAAGCAAGGGTTATATTCATTTGTATATCTATCAAAATCTCTTAAATAATGTTTATTATTCAAATCACTTATACGGTAATGGTTTATAGCCTCTCCTATTGATAATTCTTTAGGTTCATTTTCTCTTTCTTCGTCTTCAATATCACAAATTTCATCTACATATTCTTTAATTGCTTCTCCCATACTGTCAGCACCTATTAGAGCATAATATTCAAATTTATCTGTCGTAAATTCATAAAATTTCATTTTAACTACTTCCTCCTTAAAAACTCTTTTACTAACTGCCAAACTCCAAATTGTATTATTATATTACCGTTATCTCTTTTAACTCTGATAGTTAATAAAATTATTATGATACAAACAATAACTATACTTCTTTTAATATTCACTTTTGCCCTCTCATAATATTTATAAATTAATCTTTCTTATTTTCTAGCTTTTTAATATCTTTAACAATCTCTTCTAAAGACCTTATTTCACCATTTTTAATATTGAAATGTTCATGAACATATTTTGGAAGTCTCATATAAAAATCAGAGTCACTAAAATCAATTTCATTTTTAAATTTTCCGTTGTCCTCCTCAGATATGTCACCAGGAGCATCACTACTTAACCATACTTGGCCACCTTTTGTTTTAGTGATATAACATTTTCTTATTCCACCAAATTCTCTCGTTAACTCACTAAGATATTTTGTTAATGGTATATTTATCATTACTTTTCCCATCCATATCCCCTCTATTCCTATATGATTGTCATATGAGAATACCACCTTGCAGCAGCACTCCCATATGACCTTATTTCTAGACTAAGAGATTATTTTTACATTATTTAAGCCTTTTAATCTAGCCTTGAGATATTCTTTTATGCTTTCCATAGCTACATTTCTCCATGCTCCTCCATCTGCTTCATATAAAGCACATTGTGGACCTGTTTGCATTCTGAATATAAACTTACTCTCTGGTTGAATTACCTCTGGGAATGTTCTAAATGGTGCTAATATTACTGGGTTAGGAATTACTACCTCTGCTACACTTGCTACTCCAACTTTGATAGCTGCACTTTGGCTTACTCCATCATCACCTACAGATTTAACATTCTCTTCTTTAATATTTCCACTTACTTTTAACAACTTGTTTCTATCTTCATTTTCTATGAATGAACTTTGAAGCATAATATTAAATCTTTCAGGATCTATAAACCTATCTGTTACTATACTTGGTGTTAATGCCTCGGCTACCATAACGCATTCTCTTCTTTTATCTGAGTTTAGTTCCTTTTTAATACTTACCTTGTCATAGCTCATAACATGTACTATTATGTTACCATCCTTAATGCTATCTACATTCTCCTTAATGTAATCTACTATTGATGTCAAGGTAGTTGTTTCTAATGCTCTTGCCACTGGTTCCTCAATTCTTGTAAGATTCTTATTAGTATACGTAGCTCCATTAATCTCCTCTTTGATATACTTGTTTTCTCCTTCCTCAATTAATAATTCAATTGCTCCTTTTAATCCTTCACTTATCATCTTTTATTCCTCCTAAAATTTATTTATTTTACTATTTGTAAGCCTGCTAATTCATTTTCATTACTTTCGCTTGCTACTTCTTTTGGTGCTTCATCTGTTCCACCCATGAATACTTCTCCAGTTTCATTGTCAACCTTCATGTAAGTTTGTCCCTTAACTTGCTTCTTGAACTCAGTCCCTAGGACTTCTCCATTAAGGTCCTTATCAATAATTATCTTAGTTGCTATCGCACTTCTAGGCGCAAGTTTTGCCTTTGCAGTTATCGTTACTTCTGTAAGCTCTCTTTCTTCATCTGTACTAAATGTCATGTCTAAAGTTAATTTTCTTTTGGGTTTACTATCTGTATTCTTATCAGCAATATTTTCTAACACCTCCTTTAAACCTTGGTTCATTCTTTCTGCTAGTGCTCCATTAGCAAAGGTTTCTAAATTAATCATTTTATCCATGCATATCCTCCTTAATATTTAATTAAAATAAATTAGCTGACATAAGCATCTAAAATATTTTTAATTGTTCTTCAATCATTGGTTCATAATTCATTAAAATTAATTCATTTCTAACTGGCATCTTATCTCCTTCAGCTCTATTTTTAATTTGACTAGCCGTACTATATTTAACTACATACCAATCCTTGTATAAATCATCAATTAGTGGACTACTGTAATAACAAACCATAGCTTTTCCTTTTATTTTATCTAGTCTTTCTTTTAACCTAATATGGTCCTTCTCTTCAAAGCCTCCAAAGTACATATTTTCATGGTCATGATATGGTGGATCTAAAAAGAATAATGTATCTTCTGTATCATAGAACTTTATTACTTCTTCAAAGTCTCGGCTTAATATATTCCATGTTTTAATTAACTCGGCCATTCCAGGTATAAGCTCTGTTGCACTTATTAATTGCTTGGCCTTATTTTGAGTTTTAGATAGTCCAATTCCATTTCGGTATTTATGACCTCCACCTCCAAAGCAAACCCTCATTAAGTAATAGAACCTAACTGCCGATTCCAAATTATCCTCCGGCCATGGCTCCCATTTCCACTTTTCATATAAACTTTCACTATAGGGTAATGCTGAACATTCTTTGTATAGCTGTTCCGGATACTCTTTAAGCACCATCATATAATTTACAAGTCTATCGTTTATGTCATTTACGATGGTTAACTTTGATGGATTTACTGTCTCTTTATAAAATGGAACTGCTCCGGACCCAAAGAAGCAATCACAAAATATATCATGCTTAGGCATTAAATCTATATAAAGCTCTTCTTTGCCATGTTTTCCACCTATCCACTTTATATTGCTTAATCTCTTTAGTTTCAATTTATCACCTAATTTCTTTTAATATTTAGAATGGCATGTCCTCCCCATCATCTACTGGCGTATAATCATTACTTGCCTGTGATTCATTCTTATTACCATATTCTAAGAAACTTACTTCATCAGCTACAACCTCAGTAACATATCTTCTTCCACCATCTTTAGCCTCATATGACCTAGTTTCAATCCTTCCAGCTACACTTAAAAGCTTACCTTTACTCATGTAATTGGCAGTACTTTCAGCTTGTTTCCCCCAAACTACTACAGGAATAAAATCAGCATCCGGTTGACCTTCTTTTTTAAATCTTCTGTTTACTGCCATAGTAAATGTACATACTGCAGTTCCTGTTCCTGGTGTAAACTTTAGCTCTGGATCTTTGGTCATGCGACCTATTAAAACAACTTTATTCATTCTCTACTATCCCCTTTGCTATTTCACAAGCTACTTTCCAATAAGCTTGTAATAAATCATTTCCTAATTCAGAGTAATCTATTATTTCATAACCCCTTGAAAAGTGTTCTATATTTATTATTTTATTTGTCTTATCCTCAATAAACTTTCTTAACTGACCTTCTGTGAATAATGGTATACAATGTATTTTTTCTTCCCAAACATCATTACCTTTGTATGGCAATATAAAATCTTCATCATATTTTTTCACTATTTGTAAAAAATGTTTATCAAATAAATATAAATCAAATTGTTGAGGTTGCCACCACTCCATAAATACCTTTTGTATTTCCTTAGGTTGATTTTTAAATTCTTCTGGATTTATAAATTCCATTTCTAAAACTCACCTGCCACAACCTGTTTAATCTCATCTATTCTCTTTTCAAATGCTGCAAGTTCATCTGCTTTATATTCTTCAACATCTGCTATACTTGTGAATTGCAGTTCTCCTACAGTTACTCCTACCTGGTCTATCTTGTACTTATCGAACTCTCCCTGAACTATGATTTCCTTGCTAACAACCTTTAATTTACTTTCCACCTTTGGCTCCTCCTCTTTTTTACTTTCTGGCTTAACTTCCACCTTGGATTCTTCTTTAATTTCAGCTTTTTCTATTACTACTGGCTCCTTTGGTTCTTCTTTAATCTCTGGGAATATATGCTCTGCTGCTTCAATTATCTGTTTTTCTTCCTCTGTCATTCCCTCTTGTGTTACATCTTCTTTCACTTCCTTCTTAACCTTCTTATAGGCATTTACTAACATAGCTTTACTTAGAGTAGGAAATTTAGATTTCAATATAACTAGTGCTTTGCCTTGGTTCATGCCATTTTTGACTAACTCTTCACACTTCTCTCTAACCTCTTTGGTTATCTTTTCTATTTGCTTTGTTGCCATTTCATCATTCCCCCTATTTTCCTTATAAATATCATTTAATACATCTCTGTATTCTGTTACTAAAACATCTATAATCTTTAATTCTCTTAATACTTCATCTTCGGTTATGTTTTCATCTTTAAGGTACATGTAAGCTGATAAACACGTATCCATGATAGTAATATACCTTGATATCTGCTGTTCACATTCCAACTTACTTCTTTCAGAAGTTACTGCATCTATAAGCCTTAGTTGAGCTGGATTAAAAGATTTCATAAGTTTAATATTTTCTTTTAATTCTCTTTCCTTGGCTCTTCTTTGTGCCCTTGGTAATCCTGTAAGCTCTGCTCTTGCAGTTTCATAGAACTCTTCATCATTCATGTTTTTAATTTCCTCGTTAGTAACCATGTTATTCCCCCTTTCTGCTAATATCCTTCTGCTTGTCTACGATAATTCTCAGAGTGTTTTCGGATATAAGCATGTTCTATATCATCTGAGGTGAATTGAAGACTATTTGCAACGGATAAAAGAAAATGAAGCACATCTGCAAATTCATCTAGTATTCTTTCCGTTCCTTCATCCTCTTTAGTACTCCAATATTTAAAACACCTGGTGGCATTAGCTAACTCTCCAACTTCCACACTCAAAGCTAATAACTTTTTATCTAATACAGATCTATTCCATTCATCTAACTTTTCATTATCAGATTGACCTATTTGTTTAGCAGCTAAATATCCATCAAAGGATTTCTGCATTGTAAGTAACTCTTTAATGTCCATATATCCTCCTAATCTATCACCTTTCCCATTGGAACTGTGTAAATAATCCTTGTAACCTGTTTATTGGTATTACTATTTATATCTTGTTTATTTTGCTCTAGTGTCTTTTCAAGACTCTCTTTACTTGATTTAATATCATAACCTACTGCAGCTACATTACTTGCTAATGTACCAATGCTATCAATCAGAAAATTGTTTCCCTCTTGGATTTCCTTAGATGTTCTATTGTTTTTAATCTCTATAGAGTACTCTAAGCTTTTCCAATACGCTTTCTGCTTGTCCATCTTCTTGTCTAGGATATTTAATTTCTTTTCTAGTGTAATATGTCCCATAAGAACTAAAACCCCTATAACACCTATTCCTAAGCCTATAATTATATTCATTTTTAACTACCTCCTTGATTTAATTGAATTACAAACTACTCCCAATGATGATTAGTGCCATACTTAGTGTTATACTCTTCTAGTAATTCATCTAACTTTGTTCTATAGTTGATTACCTCTTCTTTAGATTCAAAAGGTTTGTAAGTAACTTTAGTTCCTTTCTTATATGTTTTTCCAACCTTCTTAACCATGAATCCTCTCTCTGTTTCAAGTGTATAGGCTACTAGCATTGACATATCATAATCCTTTGGATTGTTTTTCATTAAGTCAATATTTATAGTTGGAAATTCCCTTTGAAATTCAATTACCTTTATATCTCCACTCTTATTTCCCATTACTGTTCCCCCCTATTCTCTTAATTCAACTACTACCTTTTTCCCTAGTAATATATCCAGGTACTTCTTAAATTTCTCATTAATGATATTTTTAACGAGCTCTGTTTGAACTAACATAACTATTTTATTTTCCCTATCCTCTATCTCTGTATTCATGAACCAGGTCCTGTAGGTATTCTCTTGCCACTGGTTAAATATCTTAGAGTGATATGGAGTAGGAAAGGATAGAGGTGGGAGTGAAAGAGGGTTTTCTTTCCCTTCTTCCCCTTCTTCCTCATTCTTATATAATTCTTTATCATTCTTGTTTGTGTCCCTCTTATTGGGACTTATCTGGGACTTATCTGGGGAGGGTGTTGTCCCTTCTGTTGGGGCATGTGTTGGGACTTTGTTGTCCTCTCCATTGTCCTTTTTGTCATCTGAAATTGCTTGAAAATCCTTGTAATTACTCACTTTAATCGTTGTCCCCTTTTTTGAAGTTTTTAAAGAAATCATGTTATCATTTTGCAATAATTCAAGAAATCTTTTGACCGTTTTTCTGTCCACTTTCCAACGCTCTGACAACTTAATTATTGAAGTGTGAAAACTCCCTCTTTCAACTAAAATAAGCTCATTTCCGATAAGAATTTTCCTCTCCTGGTGGTTAGCCTGAAGAAGGATATCTAACCACCATTTTAATTTTTGAGCATCTTCCCATATCCAGTTTTTACGTATTGCTCTATGGAGCTTTATCCATCCTTCTGCCATTACTTCACCTACTTGTTAACTAAATTACATGCCTTATCACAAAATTGAAGAAATCCACATTCCTCACAATTACATTCATCACAACTACTGTTTTTAAATGTTTCTAATATTTCATAAGCCTTTGCCCACTTCTCTACTTCATGAAGCATGTCCTTAACATCTTCCATATGCTATTCCTCCAAATATCTTCCCTTACTCTTAACTGCATACTCATAGCCATTATCTTTAAGGAATTGGCTTAACTTAGTTATATTCTCCATAGTGTGAATTACTTTAATATCTACAAAGTAAAGAGGTTCTTCTTTCTGAGGTTCAGTTTGTGGTTGAATTACCTCCTCCTTTTTAGGTTCTTCTTGCTTATGAACTTCTACATTTTCTACTGGTTTTGGTTCTTCTTTAGGTCTCTCAGCCTCTCTGATTAGTTCAGCTCTATCATTTATCTCTTTAATGATCCTTGCTGCATCCCAACCAAAATCTATATACTTTTGAAAGTCTTCATATTTCAATGGTGTTTTTATAGTTTTATTTATACTCTCTAATGTAGTTTCTATAGTTCCCTTAAGCATTTCATATCTAGCTTTTTCCATGCTTTGTTCATTCTTAAGCATATTCCCTCTTAGCTCTATATCTTCTCTAACACTCTTTACACTTCCATTAAGATTTAAATACTTATCTAGCACAGTTAATCTACTAGCATACTTTTCTTCTAATCCTAAAGCCTGTACACACTCTTTTATTAACTCCAGTGCTTTAAGTTTCTTTTCATCTCTTCGCTTATTGTCAAAGACTAAGATTCCATCTTTTATTGGTTTCTCTGCCTCTTCTACAAGTCCAATTAACTCTTTGCATTGCCCTTCAAATGACTTAATAGGTTTCTCCATTTCTCTTTTAACAGCTTTCCTATAGTCATCAATTTTATTTCTAACTCCTGCTAGTTCCTTTTGAGTAGCCTTACAATCTTTTAATCCTTCCTCAGTTACTACTATGCCTTTGTACTTTTCAGTTGTTTCTATTAGTGAAGCCTTCACTTCCTCAAAGTTCATATTTATTATTGGTAATTGTTTATTTAAAATTATCTCTTTCACTTTTTATTCCCCCTAATTATTAATCTGTATAAATTTTCACTTGAAATGTGCGATCAGAATTTATAATTGAATATCCACCAAAATGTGAAAAACCACCATCACAAATCATAGATAACTCCAGTTCATTAAGTTCAATACCATCTTTAATTTTTCCGGTATGAATACAATGTGCGTATCCATTTTTAACTTCATAATTTTCAAAAATTGCACATTCACACGAATCATGTTTATGAAAATTTTTGTATTGACCTACCCCATACTTTTCTTTTAAATTTTTATATATTTCCCTATATTCTTTTAATAAAGATTCATCTTTTTCAGCATCCCAAATACACTTTAAATTCATCTACATATCCTCCTAAAAATTAAAGTTTTCTTCTTTCTTCTTTTCTTCCTGTTTCTCTTTTTTCTCTCTTAACATGTTTATACACTCATGTAGCATTGAGTTTTGGATATTCTCAACTTTATCAACATTGGCCCATGCTAAGAATTTGCTAATGTCTGTTCCAGTTTCATCTATAAGCTTTTTAATAGTCATTACTGCAGCCTTACCTATCTTTGCTTTTCCTTCTTCTGCATCCTGGTCTATCTCTCCACCATCAATAACATCACTTTCAGCTATTTCAAAGGCCATTAGATATAAATACCTTCTAGCATAACTTTGTGATCCACCTATGTTTTGTATGCTACTGCAACCTTTTAATGAAGCTATCTCTATAGGTGTAGACCATCTTCTTTTTTCCTCATTCTTGTCTGAGTCTATTATTTCTAATGTTGCTAGTTCTGATGTGAATTGAAATTCACAATAAAGCCCTAATCTATCACATATTTCATTGATATGAGGTAAAAAATCACCAAGTTCAAAGTATTTATAATTAGAAAACTTATTGTATCCTGTTTTCTTTAGTTCTTTGCTTTGGAGCTCTACTCTAGCTCTTTGAATCTTTTGATATATATTTAGCTTATTAGCTGCCTCTTTTACTTCTGACATGTGCATTCCCCCTTATAATCTAAATCTCTTATAGTTTCTCCTGTATGCTCGTTGTGAATTTCATTATTGTCTAATTCTGTGCCAGGTGGTATAATTTCAGAAAGAATATTTTCTTTAGGTTGCATCTTACTTTGGTCGGTGGAGCAACCTTTTACTATTTCTATGGCTTCACTTATACTTTTACCATCTTCACAAAGTCTTTTTACTTCATCAAGCTTTTCATTTAAATCTAGCAATGTTGACACTTTCTAGTACCTCCCCACTTGTAGTTTTTAGTTTTCTTTCGTATTCTTCGAGAATTTTCCATAGCATGAATGTCTGCATCACTTACTAAGTATTCTCTTTTCCTCTTCCGTTGGAGCTCTAGTATTGTCTGAACAACCTCTTCTTTACTTTGCTTTCTCATAACCATAACTACACCACCAATTCATAAAATGCATTGGTTATAAAGAGTAATGTTATAAATCCAGATAAGAATACTCCACCATATACTTTTCTTCCAACTGTATTCTCTTTCCCATAACACACTAAGCTTGATATACATATTATTGATGTGAAAATAATACTTACTACTCCAGTTATTAGGTAACCTAAGCTATTCATGGTTATAACCTCTTTATTTTCTTAACACAGCTTGGACAAATATTCTTTCCATCAAATACCTTAATACCTTTACCTTCTCCACAGAAGATACAAGTAGGCTCATATTTCTTTAATATAACTTGGTCCCCATCCACATAAATTTCTAGTGGGTCCTTAATGTCTATATTCAAAGTCCTTCTTAATTCTACTGGTAATACTACCCTTCCTAAGTCATCTACTTTTCTTACTATTCCTGTTGATTTCATTTATATTTCCTCCTCTTTCTCAATTTCTTGATTTTCCTTAAATTTAGGTAGCTTATCTTTCAATTCTTGTTTTGTTATAGGTGTACCTACTAACTCAACAAAAACTCTAGTTCTTGAAGTACTAAACCATGTTGCTCCATCATTATTTAACTTTTTTTCAAGTTCTAAGAAAGCCATTCTTTTACTCGTAGCTCTTGAATATAGCTTAAAATCTTCACATTTCTCTAGATATACAAGATATAAGCATTCTCCAACTTGGCTATCTATTTCAGCATTAATTAAATTATTCACAGTTACATCTAACGCTTTAGCTAAGCATTCAATTTCATCAAGCTTTATGCGGTATTGAACGCTCTCAATTTTACTTAATCTACTTAGTCTTATTCCTGCCTTTTTCGCTAGCTCTTCTTGAGTTAGCCCTAACTCTTTTCTCTTATCAACAATGTTTATTGCAATATCACAATAGAAGTCGTAGCCTATTCTTTCTAAAATGTCTTCTCTATAGAATTTCATAATTAAATTTCCTCCTTTAATACATCCCATATTTACCATGAATAATTGGGTTTGCTTCTTTTAAAGTTTTTAATAGTCTCTTCTTAGTAACTTCATCTTTTATTGAGCTAAAATAATTATTTACAAACGCCTCTTCTCTGCCTAGTTCACAGTAGAATCCATGTTTCTCAATTATTTTTATTATCTTATCTGCATTTTCACCTAGATAAAACATGTGTTGAACGTCACTTTTACTCATACTATCCACCTATATCCTTACTCCATGTTTTATAGCCATATCTTTAACTATGGTTACATAAATTTCTCTAAGCCTTGGGTCATTTTCCAGAACATCAAGCATATTGAGTTGTGCAACCTTACTTGGTGTCATTCCATTATTAATTGCTCTTTTCTTTAGATTCTCTACCAATACATTAGGTCTACATTTTGCCCTATCTTTTAAAGCATTGTAGCTTTCATTTTTGGGTAAGTTATAGTTATTAACCTTTCTACCTATAGCATTAAGTAGTCTATTAACTTCTTTTCTCCATGCGGCTGAGGGGTTAATCTCTATTATGTCTCTTATCCCTTGAATTTCTTCTTTAGTTTCCTTTATATCTTCTTTTATTTTCTTATTCTCTAGCTCTTGACATGCCATAGCTTGGAATAACTTATTAAACATCTGTAACTCTGGTGATAACTGTGAAGTATTTAAGGCTTGCACGCTTTCTCTCGCTCTGAAATAGGTTTCCTCCAGTTCTTCATATACTTCCCAAGCTTCATCTGTATCAAGAATTTTTGCATGCCTTGCTGCTCCCTTTTCTGTCCATAGATACAAAACTGAAACAAATTTAAGGCTTTCGTCATTTAGTACATACCCCTTGAACTCTTTTAGTTCATCACCTTCCAACTTGAAATAATGTTTACCTTCAACAAATCTCTCTTGATTTCTAGTAAAGTTTTTACTTATGTTCTGCTCATTAGTTCCATATTCTTCTGACAATGTTTTAGTAGTAATTATTCTTTGATTTTTAAATTCCATTGGTATTAGTTTGTTCAAATTTATTCCTCCCTTAATTTCTTTACCCTCACGCTAGAGCTGCTTGAATAATTTATCCTTTATAGAGCTTGTCCAATATTCATAATTAAGGCAATTAAGCCTGCTCTTCCTTAAGTTTTACTTTCATATAATCCATTAACTCAGTCATTCTTTTCTCCCCGAGCTTATTTTCAAGAATATCAATCACTGCTCTCGAATGTGACTTCTTATATTCTTTCATTCCTTCTTCCGTTTCGGGATAATAGACTGTTACTATAATTGGCTCTCGACTTACTCTTCTCATGTCATCACCTTTAAATTATTTCCCTAACATTATATTCATCTATATCTTCTTTGGTTAATGAATTTATTGGTTAAATATTTCTTTTTCACTAACTCCAAAAGCTTTTGCTATAGCTCGTCTACTATTTTTTTGTGGATATACATTACCGCTCTCCCAAGACCAAAACGCTTTTTGGTTTACGAAGCATTTTTCAGCAGCTTCTGTTTGGGTCCAACCTTTAATAGCTCTTAAAACTGCAATTCTTTTATGCCAAGTAAGGCCCTCGAAAAGTTCATTCATTAAATCACCTTCTTTATAATAAATTTTTCTAATAGGGTTAAAATAACGTAGAGGTGTGTGTTTTACGTCATTTCTAACCTTGCTTAAATTTTACGTCTTTTTAACGTATAACACAAACCTATTTTATTGTTGTTTTACGTCATTTTAACGTATAACTTGAAATTATATGTCATTCTCTTTAGTTTACGTTAATTTACTCCATTTTATTGACATAATGACGTAAATGACGTATTATAATTATGAGGTGTGTAAAATGGATGAAAATAAAATAATAGGACTAAAAATTAAAGAGCTCAGAAGTCGCAAAAGTGTAGAACTAGGTGAAAAATTAACCCAAAAAGGATTAGCGGATATATTAGGTATATCACGTTCTTATTTAGGTGATATAGAAAGTGGAAGAACAAAACCAAATGAAGAATTACTAATGAAAATAGCTAAAATACTAGATGTTGATATATCTGAACTAACTACTTGTAAAACTGAAATTGATGTAATTAAAGAAACTAATTCTGAATATTTACCCGAGCTAAATAATAAAGATGAAAAGGATATTGCTAAAAAATTGAGCGAAACTTTAAGTTCATTAGAAAAATCTCAAGAAGGACTTATGTTTGATGGGGAACCGATAGATGAAGAAACAAGAGAACTTTTAAAAATAAGCTTAGAAAATTCTATTAAATTAGCTAAGCAAATTGCTAAACAAAAATATACTCCAAATAAATATAAACAATAAATACTGATAGGGTGATTATGGATATGAACAACTTAATAAAAAATGAAGTTAATAGACTTGTAAAAAAACATAATACTAATGATCCTTTTGAAATTGCTAATGGTGAAAATATTATAATTATAAAAGAACCTCTTGGAAATATATGTGGATATTACAATAAAATTTATAGACAAAAATTTATTCATATAAATTCTTCATTAAATAAACATAAGCAACTATTTACATGTGCACATGAATTAGGGCATTCTACTATACATCCTGACTCTAATACCCCTTTTTTAAAAAGTAACACTTTCTTTTCTGTAACTAAATTAGAAAATCAAGCTAATTTATTTGCAGCACATATGCTAATACCTGATAATTTACTAAATATTTATGAGCAGTATTCATTAGATGAAATTGCAGTAATTGAAAACGTACCAGTTCAATTATTAAAATTAAAATTTCGAAAGGAGTTTTAAAGATGAAAGCAGCTATTTATTCTCGTAAAAGTAAGTTTAAAGAAGAAGGTGAATCAATAGAAAATCAAATTAATATGTGTGTAAATTATGCTAAAGTGAATTTAGGAATTGAAGAATTTGATGTATTCGAAGATGAAGGATTTTCAGCGAAGAATACAGATAGACCACAGTTTCTTAAGATGATAAAAAACATTAAGAATAAGAAATACTCTCATTTCATTTGTTATAGACTTGATAGAGCTTTCAGAAATGTTTCTGACTATTCATCTAATATGGAATTATTTAAGAAGTATGATGTAGCTTTTATAAGTATTAAAGAACAGTTTGATACAACCACAGCCCTAGGGAGAGCAATGATGAATGTTTCTGCTACTTTTGCACAATTAGAAAGAGAAACCACAGCAGAGCGTATAAAAGATAATTTAAGAGAATTATCTAAAACTGGAAGATGGCTTGGAGGACCTCCACCTCTCGGTTATGAGTCCATAGAAGTTGAAAATAAAGATAATCTAGGTAAAAGTAGAAAGAAACATATTTTAAGAATAAAAAAAGATGAAATAAATATAGTAAAGTTAGTTTTTGAGTTATTTGAAAAACATAAAAGCTTTCAAAAGGTAAGTAACTTATTAGAAAATCAAGGTATATACAGTAGAAAGGGTCGTGTATTCTCTCGAGAATTAGTTAAGCAGACTATAAATAACCCTATATATGTAACCTCGGATAAAAAAATTATAAATTATTTTAAAAACTATAACTGTGAAATATATAACTTGGATCGTATAGATGGGTTTAGTGGGATAATGCCATATAATCGCAGAAAAGAAAATGGCAGTTTTGCTCCAATAGAAAATTGGATTATAAGTATTGGTGAACACGAGGGTGTTATTAATAGTGAAACATGGATTAGATGCCAAAATATTTGCAATAAAATCAAAGAAATAGCTAGCAATAGGCAATGTACTAGTCAAGATGCTTTATTGAGTGGATTAATAGTATGTGCTAAATGTAATTCTGGCATGGCACCTAGGCAAAATAAAAGCTATAAATACCATTATAGATATTACTCTTGTAACCTAAGAAATAAGTCACCGAATAGATGTTGTAATGATGCTCTTAATGCCTATGATGCTGAAGAATATGTTATAAAAAAACTAAAATCAGTTAAACATGAAGAAATTATTGAGAATTATAATGAAATGCAATCTAAAAAGATTGGTATTGTAGGAAATAATGATTTAATAAAAAATTATTTAAAAGAAATAAATAGTAATAAAAAAATAATAAGTAATCTTGTATTAAAACTTTCAGCATTGGATAATGATCCTATACTATGGCAACCTTTTAAGGATGAAATTAAAAATTTGACAGATAAAAACTTAGTATTGGAAAATAAAATAAATAAACTTGAAAGTCATAATGAGGAAATTGTGGATATGGAAAGTTCTTTAGATGAACTTTTAGACACTATAGATTCATTCCAAAAATTTTATGATTTTACAGATAACTTTGAAGAAAAGAAAAGGCTAATACGTTCTGTAGTAAAATTTATAACCTGGGATAGTGACTCCAGAAAATTAGATGTAGTCTTAGTAGGCTCGAGTAGAGAACGTCCTACACCTTTTTTACCTTTAAGTGATAGTAACAGAGGAGATGGCTCACGTTGAAATGATAGCTACTATGATTTATCAACTTATGAGCAATGCTACTCTAGAAGAGCTTGAAGAAGTAGGACTTGGTGGTCACTATACTAATCATGGAAGAGCTTTATTCTACACAGACCCTAATGGAGTACCTTGGACAGCAGCTTATATACAAGCTAAAGATGATGTAGTTGCAGATCTTCACGAAGATTTAGCTGCAGAAGAAAAAGCAAGAGCAACCTATGAGTGGTTAATAAATCAAAGTGATGATTATCAAATTAAAGAAATTTTGAAATTCTTAAGGGAAAGAGAAGTTGTTCACTTCCAAAGATTTGGTGAAGCTCTAGATGACGTGCAAGACTGTTTTAAAAGAAAACCATTACTAGATCCATTGAATAGATAA